AGCGTCTCCTCTTCTTCGTTGATCTGCAAGATGTGAAAGCCCATAGTATGCAAAGTCTGTATCATCTGTTGCCAATCACTCTTATCCAATCTGCTCACCGACTAACAAGGTCTTTGTCGCTTCAGCGCCGTGAGCCAAGTAGTAGTCGTTAATGTCCATATTAGGTGGCAATGTTACAATAGTACTGTTCAATACCTCGGAAGCCACACGCTTAGAGAACTCAGCTCCTGGGTTGGTTCCATCTTCCTTTACGTCATTATCGCCTACAACATAGACAGTGTCATAGCCATTAAGTAACTTAGCAAAGTGAGGCTTCCAAGCCTGCACTCCAGGTACACCCACTGCAGGTATGCCAAGCACACCTGAGACTATGACTGTATCTAACTCACCTTCACATACCACGATGTGCTTACTCAAGATAGTGGTATCAACTACGTTGTATAGGTGTGCCTTCTGCCCAGTAGGTGAGCCATACTTAGGCTTGCCATCATCTAATCTACGGAACTTAAAGCCTACGCAGTGACCAAGGGCAGTGATGTATGGAATGGATATCCACCCCTCTTGCATCTCGTGACCATTGGCTGGCTCGTAGACACTACCCAACATATAGAGCGCTGCTACCTCTTCAGATATCCCACGTTCTGAGAGCGCGACGATTGCCTCTGGACTTATTTGCTGTGCGTATCTCTGCGCCGCTTCCAGCAGCAATTTCGACTGCGCGTTTGAGGCCATCATTAAACTCCAAGTTCTCTAGTATGCACACTAGGTTAGCTGCGTTACCACCCTTACCGCAGGTATGGCAGTAGTACAAGTTGTCGTACGTGTTAATGACAGCAGATCGTCTACTGTCTGAATGTAAGCAGCACCGGACGCTAGCTGACTTACCTTCTCTTACTTCACCGCCAAAGAATCTGACGATGGGTGCTATCGGGATGTCGTTGGCGTCGACTCCTTTGAAGCCTTTGCTCTTACGTACCCTGGACCAGTCTTGTGCTGGCATTCACATCCCCCGCACTTCTCGTGCCAGTGTGCAGCACGCTTTAGATGTCCTACGCTGTTCTCTTCTCCTGCCCTAGTGCAGTATGTACAAATCATCCTTCGTACCAATCCTCTTCCATAGCTTGAGAAACAACCTTATATCGTTCTTCAATTTCAGCCCTGCGTTGAGGACTAAAGTAGTAAAAGCTGATGTCAAGGAAGACAAGTGATATATGGAAGCCACGCTTGTGTGCTGTAAACCCTACTGATACTACTGAGAAGCACCAGTCAATGTCGATATCAATTCTCTTGAATAGAGTCAGGTTCACTTGGTAACTCCTCTTCGATTACTTCTGCCTCTGGGTTTACTGGGCCTGTTGATGTACTGATGATTCCTTCTGGTACTGGTGTCATTGTTTTTCCTTTAACCACTGTGTTAAGTCTTGGACCACCCAAGCCTTCTCTATGCCAGCGTTGCGACGCTTAACTACAACATAATGCAGTGGCACTTCCCCAATACCACGAGCCTTAGCGTAGTTAAGCGCCTCAACTTCTGCTTGCCTCCAGAACTCCGGCAGGTCTAGTCTTGCCGTGTTCTTGAGTTCTAGTATGTATGTCTGTCCCGCAATCATACATACTAAATCACCTTCGTCATCTTTACCCGCTAGACGTAAGCGCTCAGCTAATACACCCAGTCCTCGAAACCATTTCATTACATCGATCTCGAAGGCCGCGCCCTTAGCCTTATTGTACTTCGGACTTGACATCTTTGCCTGTGTCGTAGACGGCGTTGCCGTTCTCGTCAATCTTAATCTTAAATACTTTGAGTTCAATCAAAGCCATAATCAGATTAGCCATATCAGCCTTGAGTTGTTTAATCTCATTCTTCAAGTAGGCAATCTCTGTGTTAGCCATTGTCATCCTCCATCAGGTACTGGGCATACTGTCTAAATAGTTCACACGCTGTGATGCCACGATTGCGTGCCTCTTGGTGGATAGCATCTCGCTCTGCCTTAGATAGCCTTACCTGGAAGGTAGTGCGCTTATCTTCCTTGTAGCGTGCAGTCCATTTGTTTACTGTCTCTGTACTCACCACTCACCACCTATCCAGAAGAAGCCAAGGTCAAGATTCCACGACCACTTACTGATAGAAAAGCCAAGTGCAAATGCCTTGAAGCTAAAGTCATAACTGATGTACTTCATCCCAACTCCTTCTCAATAGCCTGAATAACTTCTTTAACAGGAACACAACAATGACCTTTTTTGTCCAAGAAATTACACAATTCCACTACTGCACGAAGGGCTTTAACTGCTGGCTCATTAACCATTCCAGCAGCGTCAAACTTATCTATGTAATCACGCAATTCATCGTGCGTCATACTGCAATCTCATTTCCGTACTCATCCTCTGGTATGTAGTTGCCTGTGTAGCCGTGCCTTGCATCGTGTTGGAACATTGCACCATATGCGTTCTTATCCGATATCTGACACGATCCATAGTTCACTAGTAGTATCGCATAGTCCTTAGCATCTGCTGCGTGTGGACCAAATCTATTCTTTACTGGTGCTACCTTCAACTCAGCTGTGTTCGGGTTGTAGCCCAGTGTAAGTATGAGTGCAGGTAACTGGCTTACCTTGCCGTGAATAGCACGACGTGCTGGTGGCTCTGTTGGACTGCCGTACTCTGATTGCTCAGAGACGTGGTGCAGTACCAGTACACAGGCTTCAGTCTTACGTGCCATATCGTGAAGCTCCATCATAATTGCACGAAGCCCAGCCCATTCGTTGTCTGTCTCAGCAGCTACATTCATAAGGTTATCTATGATGATCAACTCAGGGGCTAGCCCGTACAACTCTACGTATGCCTTTATCTCTAACTCGATATCATCGAGTGACGGATTAGAGTCAAAGACCCACTTGATATGTTTTAGTTTCTCAAATGAAGTATCGTAGTGATTGTTATTAGCAGATAGATTCTGCTCCACGTTTACTTGATTGTGACCTGATACGTGCGCTGCTGCTCTCATCATTACAGTTGTAGTATCTGTATCAGCTGAGAAGAACAGTGTTGGTACCTTGGCCTTGACTGCATAAATCAATGCGAACATAGACTTACCAGCATTCGGTGCAGCAGCCACCATACAGACCTGTCCCCTTCGGAACTTAATCTGCTTATCTGCGAGTGCTGTCCATACATCAGGAAGAGGCGTTGCTTTAGTGAGGACTGTGCCCCACGCACGCTGTAAGTCAAGCAACGTCTTCCTCCCTCAGTACAATGTTTAGCGCCTTACGTAATGGTCTGCGATCTCTTTCAGTTAGACCGCCCCATATACCGAAGACTTCATTCTTAATTCCCCACTCTGCACATTCAGCTTTGTGTGGACAGGTACGACAAATAGACTTTGCCATCACCATCTCTACGGTGTTCATCAGACCATCGGCTTTTTCCGGAAACCAAAAGTCACCACCTATCTCAGCGCAAGAAGGGTTCTCATAGAACCTTGGTTCGCGCATACATTAACGAACCCAGATAGTCTCGCACTTATCTACCGCACCCTTAGGTGCTGCACACATATAACCCTGCCAAGGTCCACGTGCTGATGTGCCTGTCTTAAAGGCCATCACTCCGTGACGACACTGCTTAGTACCAGGCTGTGCTGCTGGGTTAGCGCGGTCATCCAAAGGATTGACTGGTGTTGCATTGAATGCTGCTTGGATATTAGTTACTGCTGCAGCAGTGGCGTTGCCACCTGATAGTTCAGATGATGTTGACTTAATCAACGCAGCTACCATCGATAGGTCTGTTAGACCTGTCTCAAGATCCTTGACATCTGTTGCATAAAGATTGATGAGTGTTCCGTCAGCTAACTTGTAGTTGATTTGGAACTTGGTGTTTTCATTTGCAGCCATTTACTTTCCTCCGATAGGTTTGATATTTAGTCTTAATGATTCGTTACCAACAACCTTTGGTACGAACCCTAGAAGTTTCTCAACTTCCTTTGCGTCAACTGTCTCACGACCTTTAACTGTTGTCCAACTGATTTCGATACCACTCGCAGTAGTACCAGTAGCACCTTCTAGTGAAGCCTTGTAGGAATCCCGTTCCTTCTCCAGCTCCTTTATCTTGCTGTCTAACTGTAGGTAGTGCAGTGCGTGCTTGTCAATTTCTTCGTCCTCAATCACGACTTCACTAAGGACGATACGTTCTTTCTTTAGACCACCGCAACCCATCTGCTCTGTTGCATCGTAGTACTGGCAGTAGTCCTTACAGAAACTGGCATCTTTCTCAGGTGCCGGTAACTCCTTAGATGCCTTGACGTTCTCTAGCCAAGCAAGAGCAGCCAGTGCCATCACTTCATCGTAAGGTTCTGTGTGTACCTTGACGTCCTTCTCGTTACCATCACGTGCTATTGCTACCAAGTTGACAGTCTTAACTTCATAGCCATTCTTAGATAGCAAGTAGCCATAGATCTGTACCTGCCAACGTTGTTGGTTGGACGGGAAGTAACTCATATTCTTTACCTTGCTGGTCTTCCAGTCAATGACTGCACCAGTACTAGGTACGAACAAGTCAACGTGCGCTTTCATATCACCGAAGGCAACCTCAGTTTCCACCAAGTATTCTTTACCTTCAGGGTCTATAGCACCAATAGCATCTTCGATAGCTGCGTGGATAGCAGTACCCATAATGGCAGCCAACTTAGATTGGTTGTCATTTGTATGAGGCTGTGCGTTTAGTCTGTACCAGACCTTACGACGACAGCCACCAATCTCTGATGGGCCTACCTCTGTCTGCAAACTTCTGTCACGACTTGCATCTTGTGCGTGCAGTACGTGCAGCAGTAATTCCTTTGGATCTTCTATCGCCATTAGACCAACTCCTTCTCAATAACCTGAATAGTGTCACAAGGCCATTCAGGATGTCCATTTTCAAAATCATTAGGACAGCCACCGCAGTAACTTATTTTTCCAGCATTAGGGTAAGTGAAATCCCAAGGTGTATGTAATTCAACTACTGCACGAAGGGCTTTCAAGGAGTCATTTACTGAGGGAGGAAGTTCCTTGTGTACGCCAATTATCCAATTTATCTTGAGCATCAATTCATCGTGTGTCATCGCCATCTGCGGTCATCCCTCCATTGAAGCCAAGCATCAAAGCCGTATGCTGACACAAACCCAATCAGGAATGCAATACCGCAGTAAGCAATCAACTCTTTCATTTGTAAACCCTTTCCTGTACTACTACTTGAATCGGTGGTGATGTGTTGATATCTAAGATAGATGCAATCTGCACTGCCTTCTCAGCTACCACACTTGCTGTGAGAACCTTATTGTAATTCTTAGGTGGCAAGGAATACAAGTACCCAAGGGCATAATTTCCACCTGAGCCTGCCGCGAATATCCCACGCTCGGATGTGTTGAAGGACAGGTCACCACCAATAGAGAACAGGTTGCCATTGAAAGCGATAAGGAACGAGAAGTTCATCTCCTTGTTATCGACCTCATAGTTACCTTCCTTGAACGCAGCTGAGATACTAGGCAGTACCTTCCCACCCATAAACTTCGTTGGGTTCTCACCGCGATAGAGCGGTGGCTTCCACGCATAGGCGAGGATATCTCCTGGTCGTGAGTCACCAGTAAGACCGAGTAGGTACTTACCAGTGCTGACTATCTTCGGAGTTTCGATAGAGATGATGCGTTGATCCCCATCCGTGATTTGACTATCAGCTGCAAACACGACGAAGTCGTGACCTTGGATCCCGCAAAGTGTTGTCATACTGGGCATCCTATCACGGCGTGTCGCAAGACACATACTAGGCAGGTGGTGTCTATAATATGAGCCGTAGGCGAATAACAGTAGCGGCCCTTAGAGGGCCGAGGATGTGAGGCCCGAC